ACATGACCTCGCCGGAGACGCTCGTTGCGGGGCTGACGGCGCTCATGGCGGCCGGACACAACGACTGGTACTTCCTCCTCTCAGAGAGCCAGACGGCAGCGAACGTAGACGCGCTTGCAGCCTTCGCGGCAGCGAACGGCAAACTCTACTTTGGCAGCATGACGAACACGGCGTTAGGGTCGCTTGACGACACGACGCTCGCCCTCGACCGGGCAGTCATCCTATGCCACAAGAGTGCAGCGACCCAGTACCCGGCAGAAGCCTGGGTCGGCCGGTGCGCTCCGGAGCTCCCGGGCTCGATCACCTGGAAGTTCAAGACGCTGTCCGGGATCTCGGTCTCCGGCTACACCCCGACGGAGATTGCCGCGATCAAGGATGATCACGGGAACGTGGTCATCTCGCAGGGGGGCATCCTCCACACGACCGAAGGAACCGTTCTCTCGGGCGAGTACATCGACGTGATCCGGTCGCAGGACTGGGTCAAGGCCCGGATTGCCGAAGGCGTGTTCCGGCTGCTCGCGACGTCGCCGAAGGTCCCGTACGACGACCGGGGGATCGCGATGGTCCTCTCTGAGGTCCAGGGTGTCATGCAGCAGGCGACGGCGCAGGGCATCATTGCCCGCGACGCGGACGGGAACGGCATGTGGTCCGTGACCGCGCCGAAGCGGAGCGAGATCGCCGCGAACAGCATCGCCAACCGTGTCCTGCCGGACGTCGAGTTCGAGTTCACCCTCGCCGGCGCGATTCACAGCGTGACCGTGCGTGGCGTGATCAGTGTGTGAGGTGAGAAGAAATGACTGTCAGAAACTACGACCCTGAAGACTATATGCTCGTGTTCGGCGGCCGGACCATCACCGGCCTCGCCGACGGGACCCCGATCACCGCCGGGAAGGAGGCGAACCGGTGGGAGACGCATGTCGGCGCCCAGGGAGAGGTGTCGCGAAGCCGGAACCGGAACCCGCTCGGTCACATCACTGTGACCCTCAAGCGGACCAGCCCGGACTTCGCATACCTGATCCAGAAGGCGAACAGCGACGACATCGACCCGGTGCACCTCGTGGACCGGAACACCAGCGAGTTCACCGCCGGCGGATCCGAAGCCTGGGTAGAGAAACTCCCGGACCTCACGGCTGCTGCGGGGGACAGCGTGCCGGATATTGAGTTCACTATCCGCATCGCGGACTACGAGGTGCGGTGATGGCAGAGAAGAAGGTCGAGATCCGGGGTGTCGAGTACACCCTGAAGAAGATCCCGCCCCGGGAATGGGCGCGGCTTCGGGACCGGTGCAAGAACCGGTTCGGGAACATCATCGAGGAGAAGTTCCTTTCGGAGATCTTCGAGCACCTGGTAGTCAATCCCAAACTCTCGCTCGATGATTTCGAGGACTGGGACGTGTGCCAGGAGGTCGCGAACGCCGCGGTAGAGTTTCAACTCGGCGGATGTATCGCGGAGTAGGAGCGAATACCGGCAGTTAGCGCGACGGAACTGGTGGTTCTGGCGTCTGGTCCTCTCGGACACCGGGATCACCTATGCCGACGCATCCCGGATGAGCGACGAGGAGATCGAGGAGGCAAACGCCGCCCTGGATCTCCTGCGGGAGCAAATGAACAAGAACGTGCCGCGGAGGCGGCGGTGATATGACAGCACTACGCTCTCTGATGATTGAGCTCGGTCTCGCCGATGGCGTCTCAGATAGACTCCGGGGTATCGACAGCCAGATCAGCGGCATGGAGTCCGGGCTCGTCGACACGCAGAGCGGGTTCGATGATCTCGGCCGGGCAACGACCGAGTACGGCCGGGTCGCCGGGAGCGAGATCGAGGGTGTCGGGAAAGACGTCACCGAACTCGACAAGCAGGTCGAGAAGCATGCCGACACGACCGCGAAAACTGCCGACAGTGCCGTGAAGAACTGGGGCATGGTAGGCGCGGCGATCGGTGGCGCGGCGATTGCAGCGGAAGCGTTTGTCCAGAGCCAGCAGGACATGCAGTACACCGCGGCCAAAGTCGCCTACATGACTGACCTCGAGAAGCGAGAGGTCGCCGGGCTCGCCTCTGAACTGACTACAATCGCGATGTCGATCGAGGACGTCTACGGCGTCATGGAGATCGGCGCAAAGCAGGGCCTCAAGTCTCGCGAAGAACTGGAAAAGTATGTTCGGACCTGGGACGATCTCGGAACAGCGCTGGAAGAAGATCCGGTCAACCTCGCCCGGCAGGCGATTGCCCTCCGATCTGTGGGCATCGATGCAGATAACCTGCACGACTCCTACGCTGCGTTAGGATTCATGATCGAGAACACGCAGTGGAAAGGCTCGGACTTCCTCACCAATCTGGGGTATATCTCGCGTGACATGGATGAGCTCGGGATGTCGATCGACGACGTCGCGATAACGTTTGCAGCGCTTGAGCGGTACCGCGCACAGCGGCCGGAAGATGCCCGTCGCCTCCTCCGGACGGCGATGTCGGGGGCGAAGGGGGATATCAATGCCTTCTATCGCGAGCTCAAGATCACCGACGAGCAGCTTGCACAGCTCCATGAGGAGTTCGCGGGCGGTGCCGACTACATCGCGATGGCGAACAAGGAGTACGCAGGGACTCGCTCGACGCTGCAAGTGCTCGGGACGGAGATGTCAAAGGTCACGAACCTGATCGGCGCCGACCTCAACCCCGTTATCGGTGTCGGGTCGGCGGTAATGAGCGGCCTATCTACCGTCATGATCACCGCCGCCGGTGCGGCCTACCTCTACAGCGTCGCATCCACCACGTCCCTGATCCCGTCCCTCGGGGCCGCGACCGCCTCAGCGTGGGCGTTCACCACGGCTCTCCTGGCAAACCCGATCACCTGGATCGTCCTGGGTATCGTCGGCCTGGGGGTGGCGCTCTACCTCCTGGCATCGAATTGGGATGATGTCTCGGGCTGGTTCATGGACCGGTGGGAGCAGGTCGGCAGTGTGGTCACCGGGGCGATCGACTGGATCGGGAACGCCTGGGATAGCACGGTCGGCGCGATCGTCGCCGGCGCCGAGTGGCTCATGGACCATATGGGCATTCTCGCGTTCCTCTTCCCGGTCACGGCCCCGATCGCCGGCATGAACCTGCTCCGGGACAACTGGGACACCGTCGTCGGTGCGATCGGCGCCGGATGGGGCTGGCTTGTCGGCGCCGCACAGGATGGTGCAGCCTGGCTCGGGGAGACGATCGGCGCCGGGCTCTCCGGCATCATCGACCTGTTCTGGCAGTACCATCCGCTCGGCATCGTCATCCGGCAGTGGGACGAGATCACCGGATATCTCGAGGGTATCGACCTGGTCGAGACCGGCCGGGATATCCTGCTTGGCCTAGTCAGGGGCATCCTCGACATCCGGCAGCAGGCGATCGACGCCGTCATGGGTATCGGGGAGGATATCCTCAACGCCGTTACCGGGTTCTTCGGGATCTCCAGCCCGTCGCGGCTCATGCAGGAGATGGGCGGCCGTGTCGGCGAAGGGTTCGCGCTCGGGGTTGCACAGAGCATGCCCGAGAGCATCCCTCTGCCCGATGCGATCGAGGGATCGATCCCCCCGGGACCGGTCCGGGGCGGATATGCGACAGTGTGGACGGAGCCGGCGGTGTCCTCTCTCACCGGCGAGGCTGTCTACTCCTCGACTCTCACGGAGCCTGTCGTCGAGGATCTGGCAGGAAACGTGGCTTATTCCTCCGTCCTCACCGAGCCCGTGGTCGGTGACCTGACCGGGAGAGTGGTCTACTCCTCGACTCTCACGGAGCCCGTCGTCGAGGACCTGACCGGTGCGATTACGTACCTGTCTACGGTCATTAAACCGGTTGTTTCTGAACTCACGGGAAATCTCACCTATGAAAGCCGCGTCTCAGAACCTACGATCGTTGACCGTACCGGGACCGTCGTCTACGAACCCGAAGTGCGGGAGCCGACGATCAGTAACACCCTGACAGGGGAGGTCGAATATCACAGTGTGTTCGAACCTCCGACTGTCGAGCCCATCGGTCAGCAGGTGCTCTATAGCACCGCGTTCGATGAACCAGCGGTCAGGGACCTGACTGGGACAGTTACCTACCTCTCGACGGTCTCCGAACCAATAGTCCCGGAAATCAGCGAGGAGGTTACTTACAGCACGACTGTCTCCGAACCTGCCCTCTCTCCGTTGGAAGGATCAGCTATCTGGTACTCCCGGGTAACCGAGCCGACCATCAAGCCTCTGACTGGGAGCGTACAGTACTCGTCGGTCATCGCCGGACCGGACGTGCCGGCACTCACGGGGGAACTCATCTATGAGACCCGCGTCTTAGAGCCTACGATCGTTGACCGTGCCGGTACCGTCGTCTACGAAACCGAAGTGCCAGAACCGACGATCGGCGAACTCACCGGGGCGATCACCTACCTGGCCAAGGTCGTCGAGCCGGCCATCCCCTTGCTGACCGGTGCAGTGACCTACCTTTCGGAGGTCCTCGCCCCCGAGGTGCCGGCACTTGCCGGGACTATAGAGTACGGGGCCACGCTCCCCGGACCGGGTAACCTCGATCGTGCGGGAGAGGTGTCCTACACCCCAACGATTGCCGAGCCGGCGATCGATACGCTTGCTGGGGTGGTCGAGTACCAGGGGGTTTTAGTGGGCCTTCCTGACGTCAACGACCTCACGGGTCAGGCTGAGTTCGGGGGCCGGGAGATCGACGATACAAGGGCCCCCTGGGGGCCGGAGACCGACAATCCCCCGCCCCCTCTCATCTACACCCCTGAGCGGGACGCCCCGTACATGGCGGGCGAGCGGTCCGGGGATCTGGTCTACTCCCCTACGATCCATGTCACCGCCGGGACCAGCGACGCAAACGAGATTGCAACCGCGGTCGACCGTCGGCTCCGGCAGACCTTTGACCGGCACGCGGAGACCTACTTTGCCCGGCAGCGGAGGAGGGCCGCCCTATGAGCAGAGCGAAACTCACCTCGAGCCAGGGCACGGTGGAGTTCGGGGTCGTCTCTGAGGAGCGGCCGGACTACGTCGCCGACATCACCGAGTACCCGATCGAGGGCGGCAACCAGATCTCAGACCATGCCGCCCTTCGCCCCGTGACGCTGGCGATCGACGGCGTTGTCGCGGGTCCGAGCGCTGCCGGGGTGCTCGCTACCGTTCGGTCCTGGCAGGAGAACCGGCTCCTCGTCACCTACTCCGGTCGTGGAACCTACCGGGATTTCGTCATCAAGGAGTTCCGGCCGACCGAAGACGTCGAGGTCGGGGACGGGTTCCGGTTTGCGATGGCGCTTCAGGAGGTGCGGATCGTCTCCCCGGCAACAATCCTCAGGGTGAAACGCGATCCCGCTCTCCCGGAGATCGTCACAGACCAGCAGACCGCAGCGCAGGTGCAGCCGGTCGCCGCGAAGGGGCGGGAGCAACCGCAGGCAGCGCCAATGGGGCTCCCGGCAGGGTTGATCGGGTCGATCGATGCGCTCAAGAACGTCTTCGGGCGCGGGCCGAAATGGTCTGATATCTGGGAGGGACTCTGATGCAGATGATCCCGATCGACAAGCGGGCGATCCCCTACCAGACCACGATCCGGCTAGCAGGCGTCTCCTACGACCTCACCTTCTACTACAACCTCCAGGCGGACCGGTTCACGGTCGATCTCTCCCGGGGAGGCGAGGACCTCGTGGTTGGGGAGCCCCTGGTCTACGGCTCGCCGCTCTTCGGCGCCTTCTACGACGAGCGGTTCCCCGGGGTGGCCCTGGTCCCGCTCGATCCCTCCGGCCGGTCGCAGCGGGTCGGGTGGGCTGAACTCGGCGAGACCGTGTTCCTGTACGTGGTCGAGCCCGCGGACGCAGCGGCGGAGGGGGTCATATGAGCGAGTTCTGGCTCCGTGAGACTGTGGTCTCCGGCTGTGGGCGAGAGTTCCGCTACCCGGACTACGAGATTCAGTTCCGGGTAGACTTCGCCAAGGGGGGCGATCCGGACCTCGCGGTCATCGAACTCTACAACCTCGCGCCGGAGACGGAGCAGGTCTTCAAGCACGGGGAGGAGATGGTTCTCCGGGCCGGGTACCAGGGGGATATCGGGATCGTCATGGCCGGCGAGATCCGGCATGTCCGGGCGTTCGACGAGGGCGCCGATCGCATCTGCGAGATCGAGGTCCATGACACGAGCGACGCCTACCAGGGGGCGGAGATCAGCGAATCCTACGTTCCCGGGACGACCGGATCTCAGATCCTGGAACGCGTCATCAGCATGAGCGGCCTGGAGCGAGGAAAGATCCTGCTCGTCCGGGACGCAGTATACCCGGAAGGCCGGTCGGTCGACGGAACGATCAAGGACGTCATCAAGAAGATTGCTGAGGATTGCAAATCAGAGGTTACCGTCGCTAACGGCACGATCCACGTGCTCCCACATGACGGCCATTACGACGAGGCGGTCCTCCTCTCTCCGAAGACCGGGCTGATCGGGTCACCGAAACGGATCGAGGACGACGACGAGAGCAGTTCTGTGCTCTGGGAAGCCGAGTCGCTCCTGAACTACCGTATCCGGGCCGGGACGCTGGTGCAGGTCGAGTCGAAGCAGGTCAATGGGCTGTTCGCGGTCGAATCGGGCTCACACGTCAGCGACGGGAACGAGTTCAAGACCGTCATGCAGCTCGCAGAGCCGGAGGGCCTATGAGCGAGTTTCAGAAGTTCATGAAGGAACGCGGGAACCGGGACCTCTCCCGGCTCCACACGGCGATCCTGGCGGAGATCCTGACCTACGATCCGGTGCTGATGCAGGCAGACCTGCAACCCCTGATCCGAGATCCGGAGTTCGAGTATGCCCCGATCGTCCGCGCATCGGTCTCCTGTCTCCGGGCCGGGGGGTTCGTCATCCGGCCACCGTATCAGCCGGGGGACATCGTCGTCGCGGTCGTCATCGAGCGCGGGATCGACGGGGTCTTCGCGACCGGGGAGAAGGCGGACCGGGTCGGCGCCAGGAAGCACAGCCTCACCGATGCGGTAGTGATTGCCGGGTTCATCACGAAACCGAACCCGATGCCGGAAGATCACGGTGAAGATCTCCTAATCTGCACCGAGGGGGGGGAGAACAAGATTGTCATGGATAGGGAAGGAAATATCACGATCAAGACGGTGGGCGTCGTGAAGATTGACGCGGAACAGATCCTGCTCAACTGTGGTGACGGCTGATGCCGGGCGTAGTGCGTGTGGGGGATGCTCACGCCGGCATCTGCAACCACGGGATACCGGACTGTTGTCCGCACGGCACCGGCGGTCTGTATGTCGTAGGGTCGGATAACGTCGTCGTCAACGGGCAGGGTGTGATCCGGGTAGGCGACGTCATCGCCTACCTCTGCATACACGGTGGTCCGAGCGTCGGCGTGACGGTTGGGGGCAGTGGCAGCGTCATCGTCAACGGACGGGGCGTGCATCGGGTTGGCGACGTCGTAGTCTACCCGTGTGGCGGCGGCGCGGCCGTGAGCGGGAGCGGGGATGTGATCGTCGGATGAGGTCGTTCTACGTCAATCCGGACGGCGACCTCGAGTTCGACACTCGGGGCAACCTGAAGATGGTCGACGGAGCTGACGAAGCAGCGCAACATCTCCGGCTCCTCCTCTCCGCAAGGATGGGAGAATGGTTCCTGAACATCCGGCACGGGCTGGACCATGGGGAGATTCTCGGCCAGAAGATGCCTGCAGCAGAGACCCGG